TACTGTTGTCCATTTTTTATCAAAGGTTTGGTAATTTAACCCTATGAAATTAAGAGAGGATATAAAAAATATCGCCACTAGATACGGTATGCGAGAGATTACTTGGGAGGTCGCAGAAAATGAGCTTGTGGTCCTCTTCCAGAAATATGCTGATGAAGTGATTGGGGAGGATGAAACAATAGAAAAAGGGTTAAATGGTGGTGATGCTATCTGGAAAGAAGAAACAAGAAGAAGAAACGATTTGCGAGCCGAACAAAGGGAGATGATCAGAGATTTAAACATTAAGACAAAATAATGAAAAGGATAACAAAGGAATTGACTGTGAACATAAAAACTTTAAATAGATTTGGTAGTTATCACGATACTATACTTATACCAGAACTAGATGCCTATATCTCTTTGGCAGTTATCGCAGAGAAATCAGAGGTTCAAGAGAAGAACGGATACGAAATAAAGCCAGAGAGAACAAAGGGAGAGGATTAAGAAACTAACCAAGACAGATGATAACGACCACAATATTCGGTAAATGTGTGACTAGGTTTACGGGCAGCAAGAAGGAGGTTGAGATCAAGAGGTACTTCTGGGAGCATTATCGATCCGACCCGGAGAAGAAAGAAAACGAGAGGGCATACAATGAGGTGAGGGCTTGGTTCTTGGGGAATAAGAAGTGGCAAAGGAACTTTAAACAGTGTTGACAATATATACCGGGGTGCTATACTAACAGTATCGAACCGGACACTCGTTATATTTTTGTCCGATTTTTTGTATATTATGGAGGAGAAAGAAAAAGCTGCTATTGAGGAAAAGATATTGAAAGCATTAGAGAATGACTTTGTTAATATCGAGATCCAGAAGATAAACCAGAAGATAGTATTCAAGACTCAGGTTATAGAGCATATATAGCACCTTTTAATTAAAGCGGTAGAACCGAACACCCGTGAGTCGAAGGGAACACCCTAGCCCACTTGTAAGTTATTTATCAAAAGATAAATAGCTCGCATGTGGGCTTTTTTTAATAAGAATATGGCAACAGAAAAACAAAAAAACGCAGTGGATCGCATCGTGGTAAATCGTGGAAACGTCAGTAAGTCAATGAGAGAGGCGGGATATGACGATACTACTGCTAAAAATCCTAAAAATCTTACCGAGAGTAAGGGGTATAAAGAAATCTGCGAAGAATACGGATTGACTGATGAGCTTATAATTACTTCTTTGGTGGCTGATATTATGGCCAAGCCTCAAAATAGAAAGCCTGAGCTTGAGCTAGGGGCAAAAATGAAAGGATTGATGATCGAAAAGAAAGAAATCGACCACACATCAAAAGGCGAAAAGATTACAAATATAAATTATATATTACCAAATGGAGATAACAATCCGTCCAACCATCAAGCAGCACCAAGTATATCAAGCACTTAATGACCCGAACATCACCGACGTTTTCTTCGGAGGTGGTGCAGGAGGAGGTAAGACTTGGCTGATATGTGAATCAAAATTGATAAATGCTTTACGCTTTCCCGGATATCGCTCGTATATCGCTAGAGAAGAGTTAAAAAGGCTTATGCAATCCACTTTCGTTACTTGGAGTAAGGTATGCCAACAACATAAAATACCTGAGGGAACGTGGAAATTAAACGGACAATATAATTACATAGAATTTAATAACGGAAGCAGAATAGACCTACTGGACGCTAAGTTCGCACCAACCGATCCACTATACGAACGTTTCGGCTCACTAGAATACACCGATGGAGCGATAGAAGAGGCAGGAGAGATACACCCACTGTTCAGAGACGTAATGAAATCAAGAATAGGAAGACACAAAAATGCAGAGTTCAATCTTCATCCCTCGACTCTAATTACTGGCAACCCTAAGAAGAACTGGACCTATACGGAATTCTACAAGCCTTGGAAAAATAAAACATTACCGAAAAACAAAGCATTCATCCAGGCACTCTATAACGATAACGAACACACAGCGAAGATATACGGCGAACAGTTAGCGCAATTATCAGATATGAAACTGAAACAAAGGCTAATGTTAGGCAACTGGGAATACGATGACGACCCGAACTCACTGATAGAATATGACGCAATGGTAGATATGTTTACAAATACGGTAGAGGATGGACAAAAATATATTTCAGCGGATATAGCACGATATGGACAAGATAAAACAGTGGTGTACCTATGGCAGGGACTAAAAGTAATTAAAATATTCATATTTGAAAAGCAGGGTATAGACCAGACCATCGAGAGAATAAAGCAGTTGGCAGCGAAAGAAAACGTGCCATACAGTCACATCGTAGTAGATGAAGACGGTATAGGAGGCGGAGTAGTAGATGGGATGAGAGGAATCAGAGGTTTTATAGCCAACTCTTCACCGATTGACCCGCAAAGTTCGCTTATAGAACAGAATTATCGCAATTTAAAGACCCAGTGCTATTACCTTTTAGCGGATTATATCAACGATCACAAAATAGCAATCGAAACCAATGACCTTGTTTTCAAAGAAACATTGATCGAAGAACTAGAGCAAGTTAAGAGCAAAGACGCTGACAAAGATACTAAGGTGATGATAATGCCCAAAGATGAAGTAAAAGAGGTATTAGGCAGAAGCCCGGACTACTCCGACACACTGATGATGAGAATGATATTTGAGCTTAAAAAGACAACAAACGAAATCACTTTCCAATGGAAACCCAATTTTAAAAAATAGATTATGATGAAAGACTTACAACTCAGTCGCAATCAAGCAGGAAACATCACCGCTCAGGTCAGTGATTTTAAGCCTGACGCAAAAACCAAAGAGCTTATCAAGATAATGAACTCAGATTTTGCCATCAGCAGTCAGATAATGACTCAACCCTATCGGGAATTTCAGGATATGACACTTATTCAGAGACAATCGCTGCTCCAGAAACGCTTTAACTCCAACCGAGAGGCACAGAGCGAAGACCCTGATCTCGCGTGGCATAGCAATGCGATTAAACCTATCTCCCGCAACAAAGTAATCTCAATGGCTGCTCATCTTACAGGAGCTATCCTTTATCCCAATATTTTCGCCCAAAACGAGAACCAAGAGGAAGACAAGGAAGCTGCCAAGGTGATGAAAATGTTAGTGGGGTGGGTCAATGATAATTACGACTACGCTCAGACATTCGTGTATTCAATCATCGCAGCTCTAGTCAATCCCGCCTCACTCCTTCATCTGGAATATTGCGAGATAATGCGCAAGGTCAAGGATATGCAAGCCGATGGAACGTGGACGACTAAGGAGATACTGGACGAAGTGATGAGTGGATTCGTTTCTTCAATTGTTCCCCTGGACGAACTGTATATCTCAGACATCTACCAGCACGATATCCAGAAACAGCCGTGGTTATTCAGAATAAAGGCGATTCCTTACGACCAAGCCATCAAGAAGTATGCCGGAGAAAAGAATATCGATAAGGTAAAGCCAGGACTCCAGGTGATGTTTGATGAAACTACCGATACATTCTTTGAGCAATATGACGAAAATTTACGAGACCGACTTGTTTACGAAGCTATTTACTACAATCGAGATGAAGATTTAGAGATTCCATTTCTTAACAGAATACCGATCGGTGACATCGATAGACCCAACCCGCGCAAAGACAAACTCTATCCATTCATCAAGTTTGGTTTTGAGCCTATCGATGAGGGCAAGTTCTTCTACTACAAATCACTGATTGATAAGATCGAGCCGGACCAAGACATTTTAGATACTCTCTACAGGTTGATTATAGACGGTTCGTTCTTGCAGATTCTCCCACCCGCTGCCATCTATGGAGACGAGACCATCAATAGCTCAGTTATGACTCCCGGCACTGTAACCGTGATGAAAGAGACCTCAAAGATAGCTAAACTCGATGTTGGTGGAAACCTAGTCGCAGGAGTAAACACCCTAGCAATGGTAGAGCAGAGCATCAACGAAAGCTCAATGGACCCAACCCAAGCAGGACAGCAGGCTAAAGGAAACGCAACCGCATTTGAGATCTCACGCCTGGAAGAGAACGCTAAGATAGCACTCGGACTTTCCGGCAAGATGATTTCATTCGGGGTAAGAGACTATGGACGTTTACTAGTCGGAAGCATTCTACAGTTTATGACAGTAGCTGAAGTGGGCGAGATAGCAGGATTAAAATATAAAAGCTTCTTGTTTCCCTCTAAGACGGGGATGGAAAAGACTAAACGCGTAATTCTCGATGGTGACCTACCTGATATGTCTACTGAAGAAGAAGACCTCATAAAATCTTACGAAATAATGGAAGAGCAAGGCGGTAAGAACGGAGATAAAGAAATATTCAGAGTAAACCCAGAAATATTCAGACGCAGGAAGTTCTTGATCCGTATCAATCCCGAAAGTATTATGCAACCCAGTGAGACGGTTAAGAAGGCATTAAACTTGGAGGAATATGATCGCGCTGTTCAAAATCCGCTGGCAAATCAGGAAGAGATATACAGAGACCTCTTATTAGGCTCATACGACAGCACCAAGAATGATGTAGATAAGTATGTCACTAAACCGCAACCAATCGCTCCTGGGGGAGCACAAGAGGCTACGGGTAGTCCTCTGTCAAAGGTATTGGGTGCGGGAATAGGCAGCCAGAAGGAAATGGGAATGAAAGCAGCGTAAAGGTCGAACTTTTAAATAAACACTAACTAAAAAACAAATGAAAAACGGAGAAATGTTCAGACTGTCACAGGGTATCGCTAAAGTAGGTCATCTCAAAGGCATCAAGTTCGCTTACGGTATCTCCAAGAACAGAAAAATCGTGGACGCAGAGATTGAAAACATCCAAACCAGCGTCGCAGTATCAGAAGGATTTGCAGAATTTGAGAAAATGCGCACTGATCTTTGTAAAGAATACGCAGAAAAAGACGAAAAAGGTGAGTTCAAAGAGATTAAAGGAGAGTATGTCATCCCCGCGGACAAGAAAGAGGAATTTGAAATCAGATTAAACGCCTACAGAGAACAGCACAAAGAAGCTATCGAAGAAAGAGAGAAGCAAGTGGCAGATTTCAGAGAGTTTGAAAAGGCAGAAAGCACTGTAGAATTCTACAAGATTAAGCTCTCAGACGTTCCCGAGGACATCAGCGCTGAGGAGTTAGGTGGTATTAACGAACTTATCGAAGAATAAATGAAAATATATATCTCTCAAACAGAATGGCTTACGCTTCCCGCTGAAACCCGACAAAAACTTATCTATCAATTTGCAATCCACAAGAGCGAAGGCGTATCGGTCCAAAACAACAAAGTAGTATCCGACGGTTGCTCGCAAAAGGATCTGATGGGACTATCTATCGACAAGATGATTGACTATCTGGGTGATGATTGGGAGAAAGTGGACAACGACAAATTATATGATGATTTATTTCTTAAAACTTTAGATAAAATCAATGGAAAAACAAAAGAGATTGACCCCAAAGGAATTGCTACAGCAGAAAAAGAACCTGAGAAAAGTGGCAGAACTGAGAAAGCTGGCAAAGGGAATAAACGAGGCCCTAAAAAACTCATCTGTGGACGAAGCGGAACAGAAACTATCAATACTAGCAGTGGAGATAGACAACCAGTTCAGCCAGAAGAAGCTACAGACCAAAGTGAGCGACCTGAAACTGAAGACCAAGGATAGCGAAGTGACCGCACTACTGAAACTGGTAGAAGGACTCAATGTCACCGAAGCGGTGCAGATGTTATATGGATTTGAGAATATGATTAAGGGAAAAATCAAGCATAATATGCAGAAAGTAACGATTGACGAACTAAAAATCGAACTATTATGAGCAGATTAAAGGTATTAGCGTCCAACTATCTCCTCAAACACCTCTTAAACGCCATTACAGAAGACCAAATACTGATACATAACGGAAAAAAGTTCATAGTAGGGGGCAAAGAGCTACCGGAAGCTGATTATCGGGACATCACCAGCGGAGCGCAAGCGATCAAGTCGATGTATGTCTGGCAACTACTCTGCAAAGAGATGAAGTATCACGCCAACGAGGACATATTCAACAAATCCCAGACTATAGACGACGTGATGTTCGGCAAGGCTGTACTCTACACGGTGGACGTAATGGAAAAGAAATTAGATAAGCTGTCTAAATTATGACGATAGAATTAACCGATGAAGATGCAGAGCTGTTTAAGCTATTCCGTAAGCATCAAGACCAGTTCAAAGTATTATTGGAAGAGGGTGTGATGACGTTCAGCAATGGAAGAGCCACGGTGCATAAGGATTCTATGGGTGAAATCGCACTAGTAGAAATAACCTCAGTATCACGACCGAAAAGACTGTAAGAGTCACTTGCTATCCTAACGAAAGGACGCAGAAACAATATGTTTTTGTGTTCTTTTTTGTTTGCTAGATGTGAAAGCAGACCGAAAGGGATGTGTTAATTATTAAAATTTATAAAGATGTCGCGCAAAGGACACAAGCATTCAGATGAAGCTAAACGAAAAATAGGACTGACTTCTAAAGGCAGAGTTCCGTGGAATAAAGGGCTAACTCACGAGACAGACGAAAGATTGAAGCTAATGTCCTATAAATATATGGGCAGAACTCCTTGGAATAAGGGTGAAACTGGCATTTATTCTAAAGAAACTATAAAGAAAATGAGCGAGTCTCATAAAGCAGAGAAGTGCTACAACTGGAAAGGTAGAGTAAACGAAAAGTATCCAATGGAATGGACTTCTATTCTAAGAGAAAGCATCAGAACGAGAGACGATTATGTTTGTCAAGAATGTGGGATACACCAAGAAGAATTACAGGGTAGGTTCAAAAATCTAGACATTCATCATATAGATTATAACAAAGACAATTTGGATCCATCAAACCTCATCTCTCTTTGCAGAAGTTGTCATATAAGAACTAATCATCATAGAGAATATTGGATAGAACACTTTGCTGATTGCTGAAAAGAGCAGTCCACAAGGATTGTTATTTAATCCACCTAACAGCTGAGCGTGCTTAACGCTTATAAAACTATGGAAGAAGAACTCAACAAAGAAGCAGAAGAGACTGCTATCCTCCCCGGTTCAGAGGATGAAACAAACGAGGAGTTAAACAACGAAGCAGACGAAACTGCTACTCAAGGCTCCGATGAGGAAACAAACGAAATCGACTATGAAGCAGAACTCGCAGCTGAAAAAGCCAGACGAGAGAAAGCGGAAGCTAAAATCGTTGAGATGAAACGAGCCAACAAGAACGGCGATGAGGAAGAAGACCCCGACGAACTTATCAATCAAAGGATTGACGAGAGAGTCAGTAAGGCGCTTCAAGACAACTCTACTGATACGGTGGAGGACACTCTTCAAAGTATCACCGACAACGAAAAAGAACGCGCTCTTATCAAGTTTCACTATGAGAACAGCATCAAACAATCCGGTTATTCCAAGGCCGCTATCGCACAGGATTTAGAGAGAGCTAAACTAATCGCTAATGAGTCCAAGATTCGCAAAGAAAACTCGGAGCTCAAAGAAGCCCTCAAAGCTAGAGCCTCAATGGGTAGAGGGTCAAGCGGAACTAATCAGGATCGAACAGTAGTCGAGGATAGAAAATTCTCCAAGCAAGACCTTGCCTTTATGCAAAGACACGGACTCAAGCCGGAGGATATTAAATCAAATAATCAATAATTATGTCAAAAGTAATTGAAATCCACGACAGTCCATACAACTGTCTGCCGACTTACAAGCGGGTCGTTTCGGCCGGGGCTGCTGCGACTATCGCTATCGGAACTCCCATCAAAAAAGGGGGAACTAGTGCTGCTAATGTAGTGCCGTGTGTAGATGGTGACCTCACTATCGCCACTGACCAAGTATTTATGGGAATTGCTGCCTCAAACTCAACCGATACCGTCTCTACCGATGGTGTGGTAGAAATCTACCGACCGCTGCCGGGCGTTGTCTATAAGATTAAGGCTAAAACCGCTTCACTGGCTAACACTCAAGCAGAAATCGACGCTATGGTAGGAGATGCTTACGCTCTCGACCTTACTAACGGAGACTGGACTCTTGATACTGCTGCCGGTGACGCTGCAACCAACGCTTTCATTGTCGAAGGAGGCGATCCTACTACTTCAACCTTGTTCGTATCTGTCCGAAGTGACGCTACAGAATTCGGTCGAGCACAAGTTTAATCAATTTAACGAACAATTATGACAACTTATAGTTCAAACCTCAATCCAGATGTGGTGCAGACCGCTCTTGATAAGGTGTTCATGCAGAACTTCAACGTCCTTGCAGGTCCTGGAGTTGCTACCGTCAACACTTCCGACATTTTCGTGCAGGACACTGCCGACAGCGCTGCGGTTGTCGCTGAAGTTTTCAAAGGCTCTGGTCTTTGGGAAGAGAGAGAAGAAGAAGCTAATGTCGCACAGGGGACACCAAAAATCACTAACAAAGTGACTTTCTATGTGGTCAACTTCGACAAGTCTATCGAAATCTCAAAGAACTTCTTCGATGACAACATGCACGGTGCTTATGAAAAGATGGTAAAAGACTTCGCAGAAAAAGGAAGAATCACCCAGAACAATAACGGTTTTGGTGTATATCGAAACGCTTTTACCACTACTTTGACTGCCGATGGTGTGGCTTTCATCTCTGCTTCTCACATTACCATCTCAGGTGACACTGTCTCAAACCTCATTACCGGGGCTTTGTCAGACAGCACTCTTGAAGACGGTATCTCTGCCCTTGCTGAAATGAAATCTCAGGACAGCGTGGTAATCGGTGGAGAAGCTAAGACTCTTCTCGTGCCGTCAAAACTCTACCCGGAGGCTTGCAGGATCACAAAGTCAGCTCTCAGAAGCGATACTGCTAATAACGATATGAATGTTTACTCTTCTATCTACAGCATTAACGTCTATACCTCTCCTTACTTGGGTGCTGCAGCTGGTGGTTCTGACACAGCGTGGTTCTTGCTCGGTAGTAATCACTCGGTTACTCGTTGGGTAAGACAGGGTATCCAGACAGTATTGGTTGACTGGAAGACTCAGAAAAACAACAACTACATCTACAAAGGTTCATTCCGTGAGGCAGTTGGTGTTTACGATTATTCCGGAGCAGTCGGTTCAACGGGTCTATAGGCTTTACCGTGCTGTAAAAGTTCGCTAGCTCTTTCTAAAAGCTAGCCCGACGATGTCTATTACCTCTATATCAGCTAATAGAATATAAGGATGATATTAAGCAAGAAACATTTTTCCAAGTATGAAAGACGCTTTGGGCGAATGTTGCAAGAATTACGAATCCCTTTCAAAGCAAAACAAATCATTCAAGGCTACGAGGTGGACTTCCTAATTGGACAAAACGTGATAGAGATTGACGGTCATATCCAGAATACCACTAAAAACAAGGTGCTAATGGAGAACGGCTACAACGTATATCACTTTCAAAACAATGAAGTCACCAACGCCCGCGAATGGCTTAAAAAACTAATAATAAACAAATGAAAACATCAATCGGATATTTGGAGATGGATAATGTCACTGCCTCTCCTACCGACTTGCGTTCTGATCGTGGTGGTATCGCCATCATCAACTCTGCCCCTTACTTCTGGGACGGTACATCTTGGACCGCTTTCAGTTCAGGTGCTGGCTCTTCTTCATTCGACCCTATCTATGACGCAGACAAGCTTTTGCTGATGGACGGTGGACTTTTGGAATTTAGAATGACTACCGAAGCAAACGGACTCTACCTTAATAAGACCGATGTTGTCTCAGGTGACGTATTGGTTATCGCTAACTCAGGAACTGGCAAAGACATTACAGGTCCGGCTTGGTCAATTATCTCTACAGGATCAGTTGGAATCTTGGAACTTACCTCAGGCGGAACTATCAACGCCACGGGTGGAGCGCTCACTATCGGACTTGCAGGGACTACTACTTCATTTGCTGGTGCTGCAACCGTCGCGCAGGCTTTCACAATCACGACTGGGACGTTTACGCACTCAGTCGGAGCAAATGTATTAACTGACACTTCAAACGTCGCAGCGTCACTTCTGGTCACGAATAACACCGCTACAACTTACGGTACTGGCCCTGCCGCTTCTGCTGGTGTGGCTGTTATCCGTTCAACCTCACTTACTACGGGAACTTTGCTCAAATTGCAACTTACTGAGGGAACTTTGAATGGTGGCTACTACCTTGATTGTTACGACGTTACAGGTTCTGCTGTCGTTTTCAAGGTAGGCGAAGATGGTGCTACTACGATTGCAGGTGCGGGAGCTGCTAATGCTTTCACTATCACCGCTGGAGACGTGCTTATGTCTGACGGTTCTGTCACGATCACAGATGCTGACAATGCTGCTTCTTTCACTGTTACTAACAACAGCGCCACTTCCGCTTCAATGTTCGTCTTGGCAGGTTCTGGAGTGTTCACCGGCAACACCACTAGTTCATTTGTGACTGTCACCCCATCGGGACTCACTACTGGAACAGGTATCTATGAGCCTTTGGCTGCTATTACTACGGGTAAAGGAACTCACATAACTGCTGGGGCTACCCTCACTACAGGTTCTCTGCTCTACGTCCAGGATACGGGCGCGAACAGTGCTATCACTTCTGGAACGATTGCAAGTTTAGACCTCACGTCAACCGCTATTACTGGTACGGTAAACAAGATCGGTTCTGGTGTGTCAATCACATCAAGTCGAACAACTACCACCGGAACAGTCGCTGATGATTGGGATTTGCTCTCGCTTATTCAGACCGACATTATTAACGGTGCTGGGTCTATGAGTTCTACTGGCTCTATCTTGCACGTCGAAAAGGTAACGACTAACACTTCAGGAACTGTCACTGATACTACCAAGGGTATCGAGGTCGTTATGGCGGCTCTTGGAACTGGAGACGGTATCGAAATCACAACAGCTAATGTCGGGGCTGTAGCTTTGGACATTCATGGTATTGCTACTTCTGTTTCGGATGTGCTTATCACCGGCACGGGTGTCAAAGCAGATAATAAGGCAGTTTTGGAGGTTACAAGCTCTGGAGCTACCGCCGCTGGAAGTTCAGTGCTTAGGGTTACCGCAACCGGAACTCCCGCTGCTGCCACTTCTTACCTTGCTGAGTTCGATTATTCAGGAGCAACGGAAGAAACTAATGACCCTATTACGGTTCAGATCACTTCTGGAACTTCAACTGGTGCGGCTCTCAATGTCGTTTCTACCGCTACCACAATTACAGGCGGGATCGTAAACATCTCAGGTGCTAGTGCTACTACGGGTATTCTCTTAAATGTTGCAGACGCTAATGCTCTTACGACTGGAAGCGTTGCAATGTTCAAGTCGAACTCTGCTGATACTACCGCCAGAAGTCTTGTCACTATTCACAACGACAACTCGGCTGCGGTTGGTGCAGTGCCTTTGACCATTACCCAGGACGCTATCCCTACTACTCACTTCAAGAAGGTTGCGGTATTGGCTGGCGTTACTCTCTGGATCTCAGATGGGACAACCGCTAACGGAGCTTTGACCGGAACGGCTGGAGACATCTGCTTCAATGGTGGAAGCAATAAACCGGAATACTGTAGCACTACGGGTACTACGTGGGCTGCACTCGTTTAATCACTTGGGGGGAGGGCTTCGGCTCTCCTCCTTAACATAAAAATATGATTGATTTGTCATCAGAAAAAACAATCCGCGCCTCGGCAGTTCTCACCGACTCTTATGTGGCTGGAATAATTCTAGGGGCAGAAGAAAGCAATCCGACTATCTTGCAGAGATATAATCAGCTACTTCTTAATGTCAGGCTCACTATCGGAAGTCTCACCACTGCCGAGATCAAGGTTGAATTCTCTTCGGATAATGTTACTTACGATCAGGAAATCACCGAAACGGTAAGCGGGGGGACTATCACTTGCGCTGTCGCTACAAGGTCTTTCGGAGCTACTGGAAATTTCCAAATACCTATCCCTATCTCTGCTCGTTATATCAAGGTATCAGCCAAAGGAACTGGGACTGTCACTGACTCATTGATGGCGATTTCTGCCGTATTAGCTGTAAATTAAACACAAAACTATGATTAAAGATTTTGTCAAAAAGACTTTCGAGAAGATTGAGGAATACCGAGAATGGAACGCCAGGGTTGAGAGCGAAAAGACTAAGTATCTTGAACTTAAAAAAAAGAACGACTCAATCGAGGCGGAGTTTTCCGATCGGGACAATGTTCTGATTGAAAGGGAAAAATCTATCATAGAACGTGAAAGACAGATAGAGGACTCTATCGACCGCACCCGCCTTAAACTGGAAACGTCTATCGAGGAAATAAACGAACAGATAAAACTGGGGCAGATAGAGGACTCGAACTTGTCTATAGATATAGAGGAAAGAAAGCATAGTATCGTAAAAATAAACAAAGAAATAGAGCAAATAAACAACGAAAAAGAGAAAGCAGATAGAGACTTAGAGGGCGTAATGAGCAAAATAGCTTCAATGAAAATCAAAGAAAAGTTGCAAGAACGGAAAAATAAAGAACTGGAGAAAGAATTTGATAGAGTTTCCGACATTCTCCGAAACAAACAGGCAGAAATCAAAGAGATAGGCAAGAGGGAGGAAGACTTGAAACTTTATGAGAAAAGAATTCAGCGATACTACGACGAAGCAGGGATAAAAATTAAGATATAAATATGCCTTATAGAGCAAGTCAAGATACTCAATTCATCGGAGCTTTCGGAGAACTCACGGCCGCGGAGGAACTTCGTGTGCAAGAAATCCAGGCTCTTTCTGATACCGATACCGATGAGGCTTTGGGTAAGTTGAGCGGATCAGTTGTAAAAAAATCAGTGGAGGGTGGGACTGCCTATACTTTACCCATCGCTGCCGCTTCCACTCTAGGAGGTATCAAAGTAGGCACAAGGCTTTCAATAGACGTAAACGGAGTTTTGAGTGCAGATGTTCAATCTGGCGGGGGCGATGTACTTGGTCCAGCCTCTAACACTGCAGATTATATTCCTCAATGGGACGGGGCTAATTCCAAGACCTTAAAGAATGGAATATCTATCTCTACCTTTGCCCCCGCTCTCGGAGAAGATGACAACTACGTCACAGACGCAGAAAAATCAAATCTCCACGCTCCTGGATCTGATGACCAAGCTGCTTCCGACTTTGACATCAAGGACCTGACCGACAGCACCAACTTACGGACTGCTTGGACTGGTAAGCAAGACGCTCTTACTTTCGGGATTGCAGATACCAATAAAGTCCAGATAAACGCTGCTGATGTGGCTGACAACGACTACGCAAAATTTACTGCCACAGGTTTAGAGGGCAGGTCTTATTCAGAAGTTTTAAGTGATATTGGGGCAGCTGCTTCGGGACATAACCATACAGGAACTTATGAACCAGCAGACGCAACCTTGCAATCAAGCAAGCATACTCATTCCAACAAAGCCACGCTTGATAATATCACCGCCGCCTATACGACAGCCGAAGCTACTAAGCTCGGAAACATCGAAGCTTCCGCCGATGTCACCGACGCAACCAACGTAGCAGCAGCAGGGGCGGTAATGGAAGCAGATTATAACGCCAACACAATCCTAGCAGCCACCACCGATAACACCCCCGCAGCTCTGACAGTAGGAGAACAAACTATCGTAGGAAGAAAGACAGGCGGGGCGATAACGGCTCTTTCGGCTTCGGAAGTTAGAACAATTCTAAACGTGGCAGACGGGGCAACGGCTAATACTAAGGCTGCAAGCTCAGATATAGACACAGGCACGGACGACGCTAAGTTTGTAACCGCTGACGCTCTAGCAGGTTCGGTTATGGGAACTAAAACAGTGCAACTTAAAATCGTAGATGACGCTACTGTCCTTACCACAGGAGACGGAAAACTTATCTTCTGTATTCCACCTGAATTGAACGGAATGAATTTAGTGGATGTAGATGCGATGATTTCCACCGTCTCATCTTCTGGAGCTCCATTAGTCCAAATCAGAAACGTAACTGACAGTGCCGATATGCTCTCTACTAGGATAACGATAGACGCTACCGAATTTACCTCTTACACCGCAGAAACCGCACCTGTAATTGACGGAACTCACGATGATGTGGCAACAGGAGACAGGATTGCGATTGATGTGGACGGAGCAGGGACAGGGGCTAAGGGACTTGCAATTATTTTATCTTTTAAACTTCCGTAATAGATTTACAAATTAAACATTTTATATGGCGGCAATAGATATAGGTGGATCAGCAGTCAATGGAGATTCGTATATGGGGAATGGATACACTTGTCTAGATTTGACCAATCCTGCTAATGCTTCGGGAAAAATAACCAGCGTTTCGATTTATGGAAATAGTGACTACGGAACTAAAGGCGTGATAGGTGTGTTTTATGGAAGTGGAAATTCTTGGACTTGTCGTGATTATCATATAATGACAAGTCAGGTCAGTGCTGGTACGGTAGGAACTATCACGGTTGATTTGGATGTGCAAGTCGGAGATATTCTGGGACTTTATTGTAATAGTGGATGGTTTGAACTTAATACCACTGGCGGAAGCGGAGTACTATACGCGGTAGGTAATAAAACCATAGGAGGTGCAGCTACTTTCAGTTTAAACTCTGGATATACTATGAGAATGAGTGGAAGCGGTGAGACAGTAGTCACTTTTATTCCACAGATAACAATATTCTAACTTCTTTCAATTCTTTTAATTTAATATATGAAACCACTCAGCATAGACAATATAAACGCAGGCTGGTCCGAATTCTACTACATGGGCAGTAAGGGCAGCTTTAATTGTTCTTTAGCGATAGATCCAGACTATCCGATCCCCGGACAAACAAAATCATCAGGGGCGATCATGCCGGTGGGTTATTCAAAGTTTTCAGGAGCAGGACTTACAGGTTATCCCAAGTGGATTTTGACTAATCCCAAGAACAATAAAACGTATGTCTATTCCACTTCCAACTTCCTCAGCTACGATTCTGCTCTGGCGGTAGAAACAGTATTATCAACACCAACAAGCGGAGCAGGCAACGGAGCGGTATATTACAACGACTATATTTATCTCGCTACACCTACGGACATTTCAAGGTATGGGGCTTTATCCGGCTCTCCCAGTATGACTAATAGCGCATGGACTGGGGCTACGCTCGGCTCTTTGGGCGCTCTTACGAATACTATCTATCCATCTATATTAGGGACGCCGATTCCCAATCATCCGATGTTTTCCCACTCCGATAATTCGGTATATGTCGGTGACGTGGCGAGTGGCAAAGGTGTTCTGCATAGGATAATTACCACAGCTACGGGAACTAATGATGGATCGGCTTTTAATGTGATTGACTTTCCCTTCGGCTATCATCCGACCTGTATTTGTAATATGGACAAGGATCTTGTCGTTGGATGTATTCAAGGCTCGGCTGATACCGACACTGTCCAGGGCGAGGCTAAACTGTTTATCTGGGAAACAACAAATGTCGATACTTTTTATGAGGAGGTACCCCTGGGCGATCCGCTGGTGACAGCCATCAAGAATATAAACGGAAGTGTCTATGTTTGGAGTGGGGATCTGATTAGCCATAGGGTCAGAAAGTACTTGGGTGGTCAATACTTCCAGGATGTTTGCTCACTCGATTGTCCACCTCCTTTTCAGGGGGCAGTGGACTCGGAAAAGGGCAAGATATTCTGGGGGGCTAACACTTTATACCCATTAAATACCGCCTCAGTCTTCTCACACGGCTCTACAAATAGGCTTCCTATGGGACTTCATAATGTGGCATTATCTACCGCTACGGGGGCAAATAAGAGGGTTACGGCGTTAAAGGTCGATAAGCAAAACGGGGGGCTGATTATGGGAGTAGGCTCGGACACGGAAAAACAACTGGAAAAATACTCGGCAACGGCTACTTTAGGCTCGGTATTCAGGACTATGGTCTTTCCGGTCAATCGTAAATTCGAGGTAAAGAAGATAAGGCTATCTCTAGGAGCAGGAGTCACCGCCGATAGCACAATCGTAACAAAAGTTTTCGTGGGTGACGGCTCGGACAGTGAAACTTTGAAAGAAATAAACGTCACTAATTATGCCAACACCGAAAGAATTATCGAACTTTCCTCTACCAAGATAGGCAACAATAACTTTTTTATAGAATTCACCTGGTCGGGAACAGCACCGCTTCCGATCCTTTTACCAATCCAAGTCGAATTTAACATAAGATAAAATTATGAATTATACATACAGTGATTTACTAGGAGAAGTAGTCGACAGCCAAAGATTCGAGGATGTCGCTAATAATCTCACTATCCGAACGGCTATCAATCGAGGCGTGAGGGGTGTGGTGCGTGAAATGGATCTAAAGAGCATGAAAAGAAAAGCGGCACTGGCTAGAATATTTAATGATATTTACGATTGTACTTGCCCGACTGATTTAAAAGCTCTGATTGACCTACAACCTCAATCCGATCGAGACAGCAATTCGCGCGTCACTCTTACCACCGAGGAACAATTTGACCGCAAGAAAGAGATTAAGAGTAACTTGGTCACCGTTTCTTACGACGATATGACCAGAAAAGTCAGAGCTTCACTTGATGTAGATGATACGTCAATCTCAATCTCTGACGGCACTTGGTCACTTTTCGGAGACGCAGAAAACGTGGACGATATGACCTTTGATATTTCATCAGCGGGCGGAGTGACGGCAGGTATCCAGAACTCGACTATCACTGATTTTGACCTCACCGGATACACCTCAATCTTCGTTTGGGCAAACATCACTTCTCCTGCTGACATTACCAACTATATTTTGAGAATAGGGAACGACGCGTCCAATTACTACTCAATCACTACCACCGCGCAGGCAGACGGCAACGCTTTTGTAGAGGGAAAGAATCTCTTGCAATTCAATCTGTCGGACAAAACCGAAGTGGGGACAGTAGACGAAACTACTTGCGATTATGTCGTGATTCATATGACTAAGGACGCGGGGAAAGTGAGCGAAACCGGCTACGGATTTTATGATTTGCAGATTCATACGGGGCAGTTGATGAACGCTGTTTATTATACAAAATTTGGTTGGCAGACTAGCGCAGGCGTATATATTGAGAACTCAACCGCAGTCGATGACTATATTAACGCCGACACCGAAGAATTCGATTTGTTCGTACAAAAGTGCAAAATTGAGGTGTTCAAGGATTTAAAAGAGTTTGACTTGATGAAACTAGCGCAATCGGAATATGCGGACATGAAGAAAGTTTACGGTCAAAAATATCCTAGTGAAAGGCTTTTACTTACTCAAAAATACTAAGATGGAAGAATTCTCCCAACAATTTCTACCCGAGGAAAATAAATACGTAACCCTGGAAGAGGTGCGCGCTCTTATCGCCAATTCGATGACAGGTATTACTTCGCCCCTCACCGTAAAAAGCTCATATATGCAGAGTGCTGATTTTGTTAGCGGAGCTAAAGGTTGGAGGTTTGATTCTATCGGAAATCTTGAGGCTAATAATGGATATTTTCGGGGAGATATTACGGGAGCAACTGGAACTTTTACAGGAACGGTAAACATAGGTTCGTTAAACATTCCCAGCGCTACTAATCCTGACTCGATGCACGTCGACACTGACGGAAACTCTTGGTGGGGTTGTAACGTGGATGACTTTGCTTCTACCAATGACAATGCTAAGGCTTATATTCTTAAAACCGGAGAAGCTAAATTCCAAGATGTTATCCTCGGATCTGATAGCAAATATTTCAAGTATGATGGAACAAATGCAGAGGCTACTGCTGTTAGATATTTAGAGGTGTTTGAGGCAGGAGAAGACATAACCGCTGGTCAGCCTGTGTGTTTAGGAAGAGGTTGCTATGACCACGACCTAGACGAACAGATAATAGCTTTTAGGAGCGCAGGAGTTGATAGTCTAAACCCAGACACTAATTTTAATGGAGCGTCTTCATATAGAGTAAATGCCACGACTACCGGAGTAGCCAGAACCGAGTGGGTATTAATGGATTTTGATTTTGAGCTATTTTCGGATATTTTCAATAATTGCGGTGGTTGGTTCTATACCAACAGTGGAACAGTAAACGCAGCAGGGCCTTTTACGGTAGACATATATCCTATAACGTCTGTTTGGGATGAAACAACCGTAACCTATAATAATCTGCCTACACTGGGTTCTGTTATCGCTAGTTTCTCTGTTAACAATGCCGATGGGAGTATGTATCATACCGCTTCCTTGACTGATTTCATGTGGAAAATAAAGGCAGGTTTAACTACTGCTCCTTATGGATTTTTATTGAAAGGTGCTCAATCTAACGCTACTGTCGGATATGTGAACATGTTTTTAGAGACTAGCGCTAATCAAGAGCCAGGGATCAGAGGAAGAAGAATGATATATCCTGATAAGTTGTTTAGAGCTAAGTCATCTATAACAGAAGGAGACGCGCAGGAATACCGATGTTTTAATTTTATCGGCATAGCTGCCGAGACCGCTACTGCTGGCAATGATTGCAAGGTTCAGATAAACGGGGTAGCTAATAATCTCCCTGGGTTGATACCAGGTGAAACTTATTACATAGGAGACAATATAGGGACAATAGACACTGCTTCAGGTCTCTCTGCTAATAAGCCTATGTTCAGAATAGGAAGGGCGGTATCTACCACTAGTCTAATCATAGAGAAAGGAGAAAAAGTCATAGACTGGGTGTTTAATACAGTAGCATCGGGATATACCTATCATCCTACATATTTTAGGCCAGTAGAGATAGAGACTTGGACAGGAACAGATGGAAATTCCATGTTTCCAGGAAGATATATAAATCAGAGACAATATACTGTTCAAAATTTATCTACATCTATTACTACCGGATATATATATCACAATACCGATACACTTTCTATAGCATATATCCTTCCAGGTGGGATAGTAACTACGGACATTGGGGCAGGAAACCTGTGTATAGGAAAGATAAAAGGCTAATCAAATAATAAAAAACAATGGCTTATAATGAAAAAGTATTATACGGAAAGGATGGCTCTGGAAACGCTCAGAAGGTCACCGTTTATAATGCTCAAGATGAAAAAAACTATATCAACTTCGGATTTTCTGAGAACGATCCCAGTAGCATATCAAATAAGAGAACAACGCCAGTATCTGCGAATTCAGTGCAGTACAATCCACTAGGAGATCTGAGTGCTTCCAACCTTGCAGCAGCGAAGGCAACCCCTGCTCCTGCGGTTTACTCTTCGGCGGCGGCTGAAAAAGACTATTCTGCTAATCAAGTAAAACTGACAAACGCCGAGGCTAATATACCCGCTGCTCAATCATCTTCAACTTATCAACCTACTTTGATTGAGATAGCCAGTGCAAGACCAGATGTTTTAGAGCAAGCAAGAGCGCAAGGGGGCGACCCATATACTGCGGGAACTGCTGCTAATAACTGGCTTAATGACTGGTATAACAAAACAGGTAAAGCTGAGGGTGCGGACATGGTCGCTAAAGGGATTTTAAAAGCCCCGACTTCGGTGACTATTAACCCAACTGGAAACGTAGCTTTAGACTCCAAGATTTCACAGATAAATGAGACACTGGCTAAACCCTATAGCGGATCGGTAATAGATGCGTATAATGCTCGACCGGACGTGCAGGAGATGATTAAAAACAATTATGAGGGTGACCCTTTCACGGCTGGAACGCCTGCTAATACCGCCCTCAATGACTGGTGGAATTCTACAGGTAAGAATGAAATGGCACAGAGCCAAGCAGATGCGGCAGCTGCAGTCAAGGCAGCAGAAGAGAACATAACGACAGCAGTTGCCAACGCAAGACTCGCGGAAGACGGTGGTGACCTGATTGCTTTCCGTGCTTCTATAAAGGCGTTGGAAGAGGCTCAAACCGCTAGACAGGCTCAAATTGACAAACTCTATGAAGAGCAAAAAACAGCGCGCACGGCGTATATGAATTCGCTTATGCCATCTGCTACGGAGAACGATTTGAATGTACAACTGGCAGATCTGAGTAAACAGATAAACCAGACTGAGTTAAATAGGGATGCCGGGATCGCAAAGATAGACAGCCAGACTATCCCACAGGCATTTCTTACAGGACAGGGGGCAGCCGTTCAGAAGCAAGCTAATTTGGCTTTGAAATCTTTGAATGATAGCTTTACCAATCTTACGAACAGATTAAAAATAGCAACGGACTCAAGGACTGCTAACTCTACTCTTTTAGGTGCCGGTTTAGATTTTTTGACCGCAGATATCAAAAACTTGCAAGACGCCAAAACTGCCCTGGATAACGAAGAGGACGAACTAATTGCTAGGTTTGACGATTACAACGACAAACAAAAAGAGGAAGCAGCGTCAGTCCTTGAAGCATTAGCGGGCGTAGATCCCTCAACTTTGAGCGCTAAAGCCAAACTACAGATCGATGTTATAGCTGAAGACTTGGGGCTTGATTCTAAAGACTTAATGGCGGCGCTTCAGACTCAATATGATCAATTGACTTTAGAGCAAATTCAAAAGGCTACAGCTGATACAGACATTATCGAAACAGGAGGCAGACAATTGCTGATAAATAAGGAATCGGGTGAAACAATCAAAGATTTGGGACCAATACAGGTGACTAAATCTAGCAGTGGGGGCAGTGGAAGCACAGCTACAGAAAGAACGGCAGCGGCAAAACAAGAAAAGGTTGCTGCGATCACAAATGAATTGGGACAAAGTGCAGGATCAGACGGATATGCCAACACAGCTGTTTATGAAAAGCTCATAAAAGCTAATCCCGAATTAAGAAGTTTATTCCCCCCGGAAGAGTGGCTTAACCCGAATGACTCAACTGCTAAGAAGTTTTTCCAGACTTCGGCAGCGGCGATAAAAACTAGTAGTTCAAGTGACATAGATAATCCATTCGCAAAAAAATAACATGGCACTCACAGATTATTTCAACTCAGCAGCAAAAAAGCAGCTTAAAAAAAGCGAGAATATCGTAAAAGTTTTAAACACTCCTGCTAAAAAACAGGTAGCAGCGCAGAGCGCAGGCAAGAAGGTTGCTCCTGCCAAGGTTGCGACCAAGGCGGTTGTTCCCAGAACTACTACTACTCAAAAGCAGTCTAATCTCATCGCATCTTTAAAACCAGCTGCTCAGGCTCAAGCTAAAAAATCTACAAAGTTGATGGAGGCTCTTAGTGGTGCTGCTAAAAAATCAGTCGTTACTTCCAAGACTCCTGTCGCAAAGAAAACCGGACTGATTGAAAGTTTAAGAAAAAAGGTGAAAGATGGACTTACAATGCCTACTCGCGTTTCAGGCGAAAGCAGTATGACCTATGCGCAGAAACTCATGGGAAAACAGGAGAAAACAGCACAAGCAAAAACAGGATTAAAAGAAACTTTATTGCCCAAGGTTGTAAAACAGAATGTTTCTAAAAGCATAGAGGGGAAACAACTTTTCGGACAGAGACAGTCGATCACAGGCAGGACAGTCCCGGACGAGGATATCGCTACCAACGCAAGCAAACTCGCTAAGTTTTTCTTACCCAGAAGCCAGAAAGAGATTACAGCGCAGGAAGTCGTAAAGGGAGGAGCCCCAGGAGAGATATCCGATAGAATAGCCAGGGCTGGAATGGAAGAGGGGATATCTAATGTCATTGGTATGGGGGGCATAAAAGCAGTAGGAGGCGCAGCCAAACAGAGCATATCAAAATTAAAACCGCTTTATCAAGAAGCCAAGAAGTATAAGAGTGCGGAGGAGTTTGTGAAGGCACAGACAAAACAAGAATATCGCTCGGCACATCAACTTAGTCTAGCTGATAGTATTACAGCAGATAAAATTGATATACCAACTCTAAAAGAGCAGATAAGAACTCGTAATGGATATCTTAATAATTATAATTTAGCCGACTTAAAAAAGTTAGAAAAATTACGAAATAATCCTGAAGCAGATATAACTATTTACAGGGCTTCACCTAAAAATGAAATAAACGAAGGAGATTGGGTAACAACAGATAAAACATACGCCAATGATATTAAAAAGCAGAATGGCGGAAAAGTTTATTCTTACACTGTTAAAGTAAAAGATTTAAGATTCCCTAAAGACTCGGAGACATTACCATCATTATCAATGGCAAGCACTTTCAGTTATTCTTCTAAGGCATCCCAACTCACCGACATCTGGAAAGAAGCAAATAATAAAAAACTTTCCAACTTCGGACTTGGTATTGAAGAAGATACACGTTTCGCTAAAATAAGCCAAAAAACGACCGCACAGAATACGCTGAGAGACACGGAAAATGGGAAGACGAGTATTGTATCGTCTAAACTAGCTCCTATTTCGGATAAATTATCTTCTACGGGAAAAGACATAAAGACTGAATTCTTCGACCGCTATGCACCTATCCAAGACCTTATAAAACCTGTAAAGAAAACTATCTCAGCAGAGAAAGACCCATATATCGCAGTAAGAAACTATGCCGGACATATGGGTATCGTAGAAAACAAACTAAATGATCTGTCGGCAGTGATAAAACCTAGTAAAGATATCATCAAAGACGTTAAGCAATATGCCTTACTAGACAGATACGAAGAACTTATCGGAAGAGGAATAAACAAACTACCAGACGGACTAGATTCTGCAAAGGTAGCAGCGCAAAAGGCAGAGATAGAAAAGAAGATGGGAATAGAGGGAATGAAAAGAGTTAACGATACCATAAAAGGCATAAGACAATATAACGATAATCTACTCAAGGAGGTTAAGGACTCAGGCATACTGTCTCAAGCAGGATATGACGCTATCAAAAAGAATAATGAAAAATATATCCCTCTTCAGAGGATAGAGTATCTGGCAGAACAGGCTGATAATATCCCAAGAGGTTCAAACGCTTTCAGTGTGGCTTCTCAAAGTGTCATTAAGGGCATAAAAGGAAGCGAAAAAGCAGTCGCTGATCCGTTAGAGTCTATGGTTAGAAACACTTACAACACCGTAAAACTGGTAGAAAGAAATAAAGTTGCTACTAAAGTGGCCGATTTGTCTAAACTTCCAGAGTTTGAGGGGGTGGTCATACCATTAAGAGAGGCTGAAAAAGTGCAGAAAAGGATAGATATTTTTACTGAACTTGGAAAAACAAAGATAGAAAAGAATAAACTGGAAAGACTTATTGTCACTAGGAATAGATGGAGCAGGAGATTAAATTCAGAGGTAAATAAGTTGAATAAATTAGGAGTAAATGAATATCTAAAAAGACCATCTTCTGATGTGATGGATTCTTTGAGAAGTTCTGTAAAGATAATCATAAAGCCAGAAGAAATAAAAGAGTTGGCTCCGAATAGTTTTGATGCTCTAAAAAATTCTTATGGAGCGAAAGACATTCTCAAGAAAGAATATGCAACTTTTGACAGATTGAAACAGGAAGTAAAAACGGGGGGATGGTCCAGATTGATTGAAATAGGGATAGATAAGAATACCGCAGAGAGTGTGGCAAAACAGATATTCAAAAGTCCTGTATATAAATCAAGACAAGTTATCGCAGAAGACGCTGGATTTGCTATTCAGAATACTTCCGACGTTAAGAGGTTCATAAACGATCTTATCCAACAGCCTCCAGAAAAATTGCAGATGATTAAACAAAAGCTAGCGACTAGAGATGCTCGTCTTGCTAGCGTAATCGATGACTTACAGGGATTGCAGAAGTCGTATGCCGATGTAAAAACTCAGATAGGAGCGATGAGAGCTGAGGTATCGGAACTAAAAGATATTCCAGTGCCTTTCGGTATGGAAAAAATATCCGTCTTCCGAAACGGTATAAAGGAAGAATACGCAGTCCCTAAAAATGTCGGAGAAGCTCTCAAGAATATGAACGAGAAGAATGCCGATATGATTACTAAGTGGGCTAGTATGAGTTCTAAAGTATTAAGGATGGGAGCTACTTCTCTCAACTTAGGTTTTATCCCTGCTAATGCTATCCGTGACTTTCAGACTGCTACGCTGGTTTCCAAAGTAGGGTTCGGTCCTCAAGACTGGGTTAAGGGGTTCGCTTCAGCCGTAAAGAGAGGAGATGACTATAAAGCATTCTTAAAGAGTGGAGGTTCTTCCGGTTTCTTTGAGCTGAATAAGAATATACCCAAGACGGTTAGGGGACTGATGGAGGGTAACACTTCTAAGGTTTTAAAAACTGTCACTAATCCCGTCAAAATAATGAACCTGATCGGTGAAACCGTAGAACTCGCACCGAGGCTGGGTGTATATAAAAGGTCAATCAAAAAAGGACTGGGGGCAACCGAGGCGGCTTTTAACGCGCGCAACGCTACGGTAGACTTCTCTAAGGCTGGGAATACGATGAAGATACTCAATCAATGGGTTCCCTTCATCAATGCTAGATTACAAGGGACGACTAATATGTTTAACGCTATTAAAAATAAACCCGCTTCTTCCGCAATTAAATTGGGGGTTTTAGTCGGTGCGCCTGTAGTGGCAACCTATCTGAACAACTCTCAAAAATATCCGGAACTATGGAAGACCGTTTCGGAAACCGACAAGAGAAACAATTTTATTATAATCTACGGAGACAGAACGGACGAAAAAGGAAACCTTTTAGATGCTATAAAGATTCCTAAAGGAGATGCTAAAATTTTCTCTAACCCTTTGGAAAACTTCTTGGACTATCTCAACAACAGCGACCCTAAGAGTTTACAACAACTGGCGCTGGAAATAGGAAGTGACATCTCTCCGGTAAGTTTCGAGCAAGGAGGAAAGTTCTCAGGAGGTCAGGTTTTAAGTAGTGTTCTACCACCAGCTATCAAAGGTGCTACCGAGAGTGTGGTAAATAAGAATCTCTATACTGGATATGACATCGTTCCTCAGAGTATGAAAAACGCTTCTCCTAAAGAGCAGTACGATGATAAGACCTCTACTATCGCTAAGGAATTGGGAAGTTTGTTAGGTTGGAGTCCTAAGAAGATTGATAACTTTGTATCTACTCAATTCGGTGGGGCGGGTAAGCAAGTAACCCAACCAGACAAGGCTTTAGAATTGATAACCAAAAGATTTGTGGGAGCGTATGGAGGTCAGCAGGATCAGAACTTGGCAGACGAAGCTCAACAAGCCGTACAATCTCAAACAGACGCTAAATTGATGCTCAAGAGAGAGGCACAGGCAACGCTGGATAAACTTTCCAAGAGTGATAACGCCGCCGCAGAATTTGACCAGATTATCAAGGATAATCCCGACCTTGCAAAAACCGTTATAGACTTAAAAGAAAAACAAGACTTAGGATTTACCAATAAGGACTATATCATTCAAGAACTCGGAGTAGATAACGGAGAAAGAGCTAAATTTATCAAAGGTCAATTCGATAAACTTAAAACAGACGAAGAAAAAGCCGCCCTTTGGGACGACCTTGTGGGTAAAAAACTCATAAGCAAAGACGTGGCTAAACAGATAACAGAGATGGTCAATAGCCAAAGATAGCCAAGATTATTCCGGCTACGGTATAAAACAATCCTAGAAAAGCAGCAATCGCTATTATCCAAGCAAAGTACTGGATAAATAACATCATTGCTATACCTAGAGCGAAAAATCCTACTACAAAAAGAACGGCATCAAATAATTCTTCTTTTATATTCATCTTCATATATTATAATTATACATAACTATTAACACATAATATAACATATGTCAAATTATACCAAACTACTCTACATCCTAACAGTCATCGTGATAATATTATTTCTATCAACTTTAACCTCTAAGAAGGACTATGACTGTGGTGACTTCCGAACACAGCCAGACGCTCAGAAGAAATTTGAAGATAATAAAAAAGACATTTATAAACTCGATAGAGATAAGGATAAAATAGCGTGTGAATCATTAACTAAATAACTAAAACAATGGAAGAAAACACAATCGGAGAATCTATCGTCAGACTCGAAGAACAAATGAAGAATCAAACATCTCTTATGCTGGCTATCCAAAAATCACTCGATGAGATGAAAACAAACTATGACGGAACATTAAAAGAAATCAGATGTAAGATTGAGGACAGGATCAAGGAGAGCGACAAAAATCAGAGCAAGTTGAAAGATGACATTGTAGAGTTACAGAACAAATGGAGGACTGCCGTAGCTATCATCACCGTTGCTAGTATAGTTCTACAGTTCGCACTGGATTATGCACGATAATTTATGTAATTATCTAATATGTGCTATCATATAATCAGAACATTTGAAAACTATATATCTTCCGCCTGTCTAACGGGACGCGTCCTCTGACTAGCTTATAATTTGGGGCAGGGGAGGCGAAGTGTCCGGCGCTTCTTCTGCCTTAACATATAAAATATGGAAACTAGAGAATGGGAAGAAAAGGAAATAATATTTCTGAAGGATAATTATCCAAGTAAAGGAAAAGAATACTGTTCTTTAAAATTGAATAGAACACTAGCCTCTATAAGGGCGAAGGCAAGCAGACTGAGATTATCTTTTGATCAAAATAGCGAGTTCTCAAAAGATTTTCACAAAAGAGCGGGGCTGAGAAGAAGAGGCGATAAAAATTGCTTCTTTGGAAAGAAGCACTCGCAGGAAACTATAAGTATTATTATAGAAAAGAACAAGAATATATTTAAAGACCACCAGAGAAGAGCTGATACGGGAGCAAGGACAAAGAAATGGATTGAAGCAAACGGTCACCCGAAAGGTATGTTGGGTAAAAAACATACACAGGAGTCTATAGATAAAATGACTGCAACAAAACTAAAAAAATACGGAACGTTAAATATGCAAAAAGAGGACACTACCAAGAAGATGTTGGAAACTAGAATGAAAAAATATGGAAGACTAGATTTTTTGGGGTCCAACACCTATTCGAGATGCAAGAGCGGATGGAAGACTATAGGGGGGAACAAGTGTTTTTTCAGAAGCGGTTGGGAATCAAACTATGCCTGCTATCTAGAATGGCTCAGAATGAAAAAAGAAATCAAGTCTTGGAGACATGAATCTAAAACTTTTTGGTTTGAAAATATAAGAAGAGGAGTGAGGAGCTATCTGCCAGATTTTGAAATCACAAATAACGATGGAGGGGTAGAATATCACGAAGTCAAAGGATATATGGACAATAGGAGCAAAACAAAAATTAAGAGAATGGCGAAATATTATCCTGAAACTAAATTGATTGTAATTTGTAAAAAAGAATATACCGCTATAAAAAAATGGTCTAGATTGATAGATGGGTGGGAATAGCCCAAGGATTGAAATTGAAATATAAAACATATGCGAAAAGTAATGCACTTCGGAACAACCAAAGAGGGTAATCTCATCGTCTTAACCGATGACGGAAAGCTATGGGAGCGGGTGATTATTACCGATGAAGAGGGGAGCAAATTTAAATTCAGGGAAATAACTATAGACAATGAAGATGTCGTCAAAAAGTAAATTCTTTCTATATCTTATGAGATGGCAAACTAGTACCTTGATACTGTGGCCTATCATGCAGTATCTACCATTTGGATCGGTGTTAGATAAAACAATCATAGCTAATTTTGCTGGAGGTTGTATCTTCTTTAATATAGATGAACTAATTTTTAAAAAGAAATGAAAAGCAAATTAAAAGTAAAAGAGATAAGAATACCCATCTACAATTCAAGATTTAAAGTGTTGGTTGGAGATGCGTCAGAAGCTACTAAATATATCAAGGGATATAAGACTATAGGAGATTGGAGCGAATTGAAAGACCGAACTGGGATGTTTATCCCTTCCCCGGCAGGAGCAGGATTTATATTTATGCACAAGTATAACGCCAAGATATTTATTCACGAAATACTGCACGCAACAACTTATTTATTCCAAGATAGGGGAATAGAAATATCATATAAAAACGATGAGACTATGGCGTATATGATTGAATATATCTATGCCGAATATCACAAGAAACCATCAAGTAAATAATATGATTTTTAAGAGAAAATAGCGATACATATAGTGAAAACATGAAAGTACTATATGTATAAATTAAAAAAACGGAATTAAAATATAGTGAGGTAAAAGAATGATCTACATCAAAGAAACAACAAAAATGCGCCAAGAACGCAGAGCAACCGCCGCAGTAAACGAC